AAGGTTTAAAGAAAGCTGAAACAGAGGTTGTGAAAAGTATGAATAAATTTCGGCGATTGAGAATACGTTAGGGGGTGTATTTGGTGGCTAAGGATTTTAAGCATATAAAAGATCCATACAAACGTAGAGATGCTATAGTAAAGCAAAATGAAAAAGACCATGATAGTTTTTTACAAGATGCTTATAATAAAACACATACGGTGGTAAAAAACATGGTTGATGAGTGTAGAAAGAAATTAGAACGAACGGTTTAAAGGAGAGAATTATGAATTACTTAGTAGGAATTTCAGGAAAGGCAAGATCAGGTAAAGATACATTTGCCCAGATGTTGGCTCGAAGGTTACAAGCAGAAACAGGGTATAGTTTTGTTCTCATGGCTTATGCTCACGAGTTGAAGAGTAGGATACAGAAAGATTTTGATATGTCCTATGAGCAACTTTGGGGCGATGAAAAAGAGGAATATGATAGACGTTATAAGAAAGATAGGCAGAATTGGATCGCCGGCCGAAGAGATCATGATGAAATTAAAGAAAATTTTTGGACGCCGAGGGAAGTCATGCAAGCATACGGCCAGTTTTTCAGAACTATAGATTATGATTTCTGGGTTAAATATTTATTTAAAGTTGTTGAAGAGCAAGGGTTTGAAAACGTTATAGTTACTGATTTAAGACATATCAATGAAGTAGATGCTGTTGTTAATAGGGGTGGATATCATGTTAGAGTGGAACGTAAAGAAAAAGATGATGTTCATAATGATCAGCATATTTCTGAAACGGCTTTAGACGAAGGTTATAGAATTGATTTTAAAGTTGATAACAGTGGAACGCTTGAAGATTTAGATCGAGCGGCTGAAGATGTAGCTAAATTCATAATGGATTCAAAGAAGTTAAATTTGATTGTTTAAAGGAGAAATAAAATGGCAAGTAAGAAAAAAGGTTTAACAATTAAAGTAGCACCAGATGATATTGTTTATACCAGTATAAATAAAAGTAAAGATAATTATAATAGCGCCAGACTGGTAGCTAAAGTAGGTGAGAAAGCTTATATGAATATTGGTGTAGAATGGGAAGGTGAGACCGTGCCTTCTTTCGCTATGGAATTAATGGGGACCCTGACTGCCAGCCAAATTGAACCTAACACAATTGTGGAAGGTAAAGAAGATGAGTATAATGAGTATGAAGAAGGCGCAAAGAAATGTGGCAGTCCTAAGAAACCTAAGATGAAGAAAAAGATGAAGAAAATGGATAAAGAAGATTCTGATTTGGAGGATGAATAGAAGTAGGAAGTTCGCAGTTTTGCAACTCGCATTGTTCTAGACAAGCTGATTTATTGTTTAGCAAACGTGATGGTAATTGGCAAGAATTTTATGCTAATTGTATGTCTATTTGTAAACAAATAAAAAGTTAAAAAGGGGTTATTAATATGCCAATTTCAGAAGAGGCTTATAGAGAACCTAGTTGGATCAGATTTAGAAAAGGTTGGACCATAGCTAGACAAACTAACCAGAGATCTAGATTCATGGTTTTTAGTGATTATCCCAGAAATTATAGAGGTGGAGAATTTCCAACACCAGGGTATAATCCCAATCATCAAAGTATACGGGTTGAAAGAGTTAATTTATATACTGATGATTTAACATTGAAAAAAAGGTAAAGGGGAATTAAATATAATGGTTTCAGTTGAGGAAAGGGTAGCGATATTTGAAAAGGAATTAGATTTAATATTTGATGATAGTGTAAAAGAATTTACAAAACTATGTTTGGTAGCAGCGCCGGATTATTTTTTCACGGATTGTCCGGCATCGTCTTCTGGTAAATATCATCCAATTAATGAGTTGGGACCAGATGGAACTATTTTACATACTAAGAAAGTTTTTACTGTAGCGTATGAGTTTTGTCGTGGGCTTGGTTGTGAAAATCATAGAGATGAAATTTTAAGTGCGTGTATTATACATGATCTAAGAAAACAAGGCTTGACTAAATCAGGTCATACCACTAAAAATCATCCTGACTTAGCGGCCCAATTAGTCGATGAAGTTCAAAGAGACACAATGTTATTAGATGATGAATCATATAATTTAATAAGAAATATGGTTGGTTATCATTATGGTTTATGGTCAACAGGTAAATGGGTTAAAGATCTATCAAATTACTCTATGGAAGAGTTATGTATGTATATATCTGACTATATAGCGTCAAAACGTTGTGTAGAAGTTGATAGTAGGAGGTAATATGGGATTTACGATAAATGAGGATTTAGGGATAGGCGAACTTTCCCCAGGTTCTACTGAAAGACGTTGGGAACCTGAGGGCGGTGTAGGTAGGCATAGAGAGAAGATACATAGAGAAAGTAGACATGCTGATGAGTTTAAAAATTTACCATTTAAATTTTCTAAGCCACGAAAAGCAGGCCGAAGACATTATGTAAAATGTGTAAAATGCGGAGAGATTTTTTATGTATCTGTTAATACTGTAGGAATTGTCTGTAAAAATTGTAACGCTTATGTAAGCGTTGAGGAGGTGTAATGATTGACAATTGATGATAGGAATGGAGATGAAAAGAAACGTAGAGGCAGGCCTAAAGGATTTAGGTTAAGCGAAGAAAGTAAACAAAAGATTTCTAAAAGTAAAGAAGGTCAAAGACACACACAAGAGACTAAGGATAAAATTTCCAAATCTTTAATTTTATATTTTAGAAAGTTAAATCCACTTTCAGAAGAAATAGAGAAACGTTATTGTAGATGTGACGACGATGATACATGTGGTTGGGTACATGATGTACGTAATGATTTAGATAGTTTAACAGATGTTATGACTGATAGGTCGTTGAGGAATACCCGGCGAATAGAGCTTACATGTGGTAATTTTATAGAATTTTTCGGCCATAATGTAACGCCTGAAATGATAGTTTTATTTAAAGAATTTTGTAAGTTAAATGGTTTAAATCCTGACGATGCTTATGATAAACTTTAAGGAGGTGCCATGGCAAAGCAAGGTAGGCCTAAAAGTCCTCCTAAAGCGAAGGAGATGCTGAAGGAGGTTATACCTATAGATGATATATTTAATCCGGAGGAAAAGAAAATATATGAGTCTTTGGTAGATATTTATTTAAAAGATTTTGAAAGCGATGATCTCACAGCCGGTGATATGGATGATGTAATGAGTTTGGCTATGAATCGTGTGCTTGAAATACGCTTGTTAAAGACAAGCAAAGGTAGTACAGATGCGCAGCTTGATATAGCAGGTACGATTGAAAAGATGCGCAAGCAGAACGAAAAACTTAAAGAAAGTTTATCTACCAGAAGGAAGGATAGAATAAATCCACATGAACATAAGGGTTTTTCAATTATTGATTTAGCTGTAGCTTTTGAAGAGGATAAAAAGAAAAAGTTAAAGGACAAGATAAAAACACATAAATTAGAAGAAGATATAATTCTAAAAGAATATAATAAATTCGAAGGAAATAGGTATGATTTAGATGTAGAATTAGAAGAGGGAGGTGATCCCTCTTAGTGTCTCACCTGGTTAAAATAAAAAATAGAAAACTCATATATAGACAAGGGACAGAATTAATAAATTTTTATAGACAAAACCCTTGTATTGCTGCTTGGGATCTTTGTAGAGCTGATCTAGCCCCTATACAACGTGTAGTTTTTGAAGCTATGTGGTTTAAAGATTACGTAATCGGTGTTATGGGTAGGGGTTGTGGTAAAACTTATATGCAAGGATTATTAGCTGTTCTAAGTTGTTTATTATACCCAGGTTATAGAGTTGGATTAATAGCTCCCACCTTTCGTCAATCCAAAATGATTTTTTCCGAGGTTGAAAAGTTATATAGTAAATCAGCTATAATACGACAAGCTGCTGAAAAAAGACCTATCAGACAAACAGATACATGTTATTTAAAATTCAAAGCTGTTGGTGGGTATAATGGTTCTTATATTGAAGCATTACCTCTCGGTATAGATGGTGCTAAAATTAGAGGATCTCGTTTTTATTTAATTTGTGTAGACGAGCTTGCCCAAGTACCAGATAAAGTTCTTGATTTAGTTGTTCGTCCATTCGCAGCTGTTTCTTTAGAGCCTATGGAAAAAGTTAGAAGATTGGAGCAGCAGAGGAAATTAATAGAAGAGGGTTTAGCAACAGAAGATGATTTTGAAGATGAAAGTGTAAACAAGATGGTGATGACTTCATCTGGTTTCTTTAAATTTAACCATATGTGGCGGCGTATGAAGGACCATTGGGAAATGATGGATAAGTTAGGTAATGATTCAAGGCATATGGTTTTTCAAATTCCTTATTGGTTTATGCCTCCGGGATTTTTAGAACTTGATAGTATTGAAGAAGCCAAACGTACAATGTCTTCTTATGAGTTTCAAATGGAATATGAAGCTGCTATGATTTCAGATTCTGAGGGTTTTTTCAAAGCATCTTTGTTAGAAGAATGTACTATAGATAGTGGTGTGGAGATAGAATTATCTGGAAGAAGTGATGCGCAATATGTTGTTGGTGTAGACCCAAATCAAGGTGGTGCTGCCAGTTGTGGTGTGGTAATAATAAAATTAGGGGTTGTTAATCAAGTAGTTAATGTTTTAGAATTAAAAAATAAAACTACACAAGGTTTGACAGAGGCTATACAGAGAATATATGATTCTTATAATGTAATGAGAATTTTTATGGATAAGGGTGGTGGTGGAAAAGCTATCATGGATTTATTAGAAGAAGGTTATGGTGGCCATGAACCTCTAATAGATCGTACAGATAAAGATAAAGCGCATTTAGAGGGTCTGCATGTTTTAGAAATGGTGAATTTTAATCCTTCTTGGATCTCTGATGCTAATTTTTCAACATTAGCTTTGTTAGAGGATAAAAGGTTAAAATTCCCTGAAGCACCTACTGGAGTTCAGGATAAATTTGCTATAGTGTTTTCAAAAATAAATATGCTGAAATCTCAAATGCTCAGTATTATTGTAACACAAACACCAAGCGGTCTTTTACATTTTGATACGCCTAAGAAAGGACAGAATAAGGATTTGTATTCAGCCATGATATTAGCAGCTCATGGTGCGCGTATAATAGAAAGAGAGTTAGAGGAAGATGGTTTGCCTGTATTATATACAAGTGGTGGTATGGTCCGGCAACATGCTGCAAGCAGTAGTTGGGATCAACATGTGCCTAGTATAGGGCAATCCCAAGCGCCTGTAGTTAGGACCACTGGACGAGAATTAGGTGCTGCTGTTTTAAAGAAAAGAATTAAATAATAATGTAACCTCACTATTTATAGAACTGTTTTTATTAGGAGGATTTAATTATGAGCGACGAGATTTCCTTTTTCAAAAAAACATTTTGGGATTTATGGTTTCAGAAGATTTTTAGAAATATTGCTTCTGTAAAATATCAATGGTTAGCTTTACTGTATGTACCTACTATTTGGGGTATGTTTCATATGAAGCCTGATGGTAAGGAACCTTGGATAGGTGCTGCGGCAGGTTTAGCATTTTTAGGGGGCGGTTTTGTAACTTTAGCTTTAGGTAGAATAATTACAAGAACAGCTCTTAAAGAAGAAGCTGGTGAAGCGGATAAGGAATTAAATACAGATAAATAGGAATGAATTATGGAGTCTAAATATAGGTGGGATATTTTTGGGATAGTTAAAAGTATTACGTTGGTGATTTGTGTTTTATTTTTATTTACTAAGTTTAATGCTTTAGTAGATATGTTTAAACCAACACAACCATCTCCACCACAAATTGTTAAGGTTGATGATAATGCTTGGAAAATAGCTTTCGAAGCAAGTAAGCAGCAAGTGGCGGATTTGAAAAAGATATTAGAAGAACAAAATAGTAAAATATTACAATTATCTAAAGAAAATAATGAGAAGATAGACGAAGTGGGTATAATAAAAGCTAAGCTTGAACAATCTGTAAAGCTTCAACAAAAATCTTCTCATGTTTATTTGAAAGGTAAAGTAACGGATCATCATTTTATAAAGATTTATAAAAAAGCTTCGGATGGACAGGAATACCCAATAGCTTGGGCAATGTTTCATCCCAACCAACCAGATCCAAATAAATTATGGAAAGTTGGAACATATCCTGTTGAAATAGAAGCTAATATAATTGAAACTGAAGATAAAAAAGGTAAGTTTAATAGATATGTAGAATTAAATGCTAAGAATAACCAAATGAAGGAAACAAAAGGTAATTTATATCCTATTAAATTAACTGAAGTTAAATGGGCTAAAAACAAAATAAGCCATAAAAGTTTTAGTTTTTTAAATCCAAGATTAGGATTAAGTGGTGTTTTTACTAATGATTTTTTTGCGCCAACATTAGATTTAAGTATAGCTTCTTATGGAAGAACAAATGTTGATATGGATTGGCGCTTTCTAACATTTGGTGCTGGAATATCTAATACTGATGAAGAGGATGATGATTTTGTATTTTCATTCTCACCCGCCCAATGGAATTTTGGAAAAGCAGTTCCTTTAATTAATAATGCATTTATAGGACCTAGTATTGGTTGGGCCGGCGCAGACACCTCATTTGGTGTATCCTTTTCAATTCCATTTTAATAAAGGAGTGTAGATATGGCTACAAGTTATTTAGAAGATCGTTCAAAATATAGAGCTAATCAAGATGCAACTACGTGGTCCGGCGAAGATTATTATGATATAGAGAAATTGATTGGTAGACCAGATTATATAAAAGTAGATGCAACCACTAACTCTGGTATTAATGTAGATAATGCTGGAACAATTTTAGTATAAAAAGGAATTAAATAATGGAAGATAAATTTAAAAAGATAACAGCTCAACTCCAAAAACAATTCCCGGATGTAGGGATACATAAAGTTGAGACAAATGTTAACACAGGACAGGCATCATTTTATTTACAACCCACAACTAAAACTTTAGCATTTCTCGAAAATGGAGGGGCAGTTGTACCACGCCAATTTCGAGATAAAGCTGCTACTATAACAAGAGACGCTCTTGATAGAGGGTATCTGGATCTGGCTCAGAAAGATCCATATGAAGATTCCCCCCAGAATCTATTTAAAAGAGCAGATAAATATTATTATAAAGAACCTTTAGTTGGTACAACTATTAATTTATTAGCTAGTTTAGCATTTAAGGGTTTTGAAAATGATATAGATGATGAAAAAATTAAACAATTTTATGATACTTGGTGTTTTGATGTAAGGATGGATGAGGTTTTGGAATGGATCTTTCTTGATTTTTTCAAGATCGGCCATGTTATAACTTACAAAGTTTTAGCCAAATACGAACCACGAGTATCATATCTATCACCTGTTCCAGGTAAAAAATTAAATAGACCAACTAAAACAAGTACTGGAGAACAAGCTGCTAAAAAGAATATTTGGTCCAAAGGACATTTACCAGTAGCTTATACAGTTTTAAATCCACAGTTATTTGTTGTTACAGGTAATTTATTATTTGATAAAGTATCTGTTTCTTTAAGATTACCTCCAGAGTTAACAACAATGTTGGGCAAACCTACAGCTGAGTTAACAGAGGATGAAAAGGCTTTGATTAAAGCTTTACCTGCAGATTTAAAAGCTGCTGCTGAAAAAGGCGGAGAATATAAATTAGATTCTAGGTTGGTTGGAAGTGTTACTTACAGAAAGCAACCTTATGAGAGATATGCTAGACCAAGATCAACGCGTGTTTATGATGCATTGGATTATAAAAAAGCTTTACAAAACGCTGACCTAAGCACGTTAGATGGTATTTCTAATTATATTTTAAAAATTACAATAGGATCTGATGAGTATCCCGTTACTACACAGTCTGAGTTAGAGGCTGTAGCACAATTATTTAATACACCCAGCAAATCATTTGATGTGGTTTGGAATCACACATTACAAGTTGAAAAGATAGTTTCTCCTGAAATAGAGGCTATTCTTGGACAAGATAAGTATGCACAAGTTAACGATGATATTACAGGGGGTTTAGCTATTTCTCGGGCCCTTATAGATGGTATTTCTGATTTGAATACAGCTGAAGCTAGTTTAGTAACAAAAGGATTGATGGAAGAAATAAATTATGCAAGGAATCAAGTTACTAGGTGGTTATATAGAGAGTATCAACAAATTGCCGAGGCTATGAAGTTTGATAGATTTCCTAAGGTTAGGTGGGATGAAAGCGTCCTTCAAGATCTTATCCTTTATATGAATACTGTGTCTCAATTAGTTGATCGTAGAATGTTGAGTTATAGAACAGCTCATGAGGTTCTTGGTTTTGATTATCCGAACGAATTGATGAATATGAAAGAAGAATTTCCACTGGTTGAAGATGGTACGTTTGGTATTATTGGTTCACCCTGGCAACAAGCTAAAGGTATGGGGAGTATGGTACAACCCACCCAGAAAGCTCCGACAGGAACACCTTCTCAAGGCCGGCCAACAGGTCAACCAGCTAAGACTAAACAAAAAGATACAGATGTTACCCCAAGTAAAACAAAACCAAAGAAACCACAGAAAGCTAAATTAACAATTGGGGAATATGTTGAAGGTATGAGTGAAGAAGAATTTGCTAATTTTCAACATCAATTAAACATAGTAAGATTAAAAAATAAGAAATAAACTAACCAATTAAATAATAAGGGGGAAATTATGGCAAAGCGTAAGAAATTGTACATTAAAGGTGCAGACAGAAGAAAGAAGTCATAGTAGTTTATAAGGAGGAGTTGATGTGGAAAAATTATATTTAAAAGCTGAGATTCAATTGCATGAAGAAACAGAAGCTTTGAGAGAAGAAGCGGCTTCTGTTATTGAGCTGCCTAAAGAAGGCGAAAAGCAGATTGATTTACAATATTTTTCTGCTGTTTTTGTTTCTTCTGGCGCTAATCTAAATCATGCATATTTTCTTCCGTCAGAACTGGTAAAGGCTGAAAATACCATAATTAACAAGGCCATGGATGTTGAACACAAAGAATCCGAAATAGTTGGACATATTTATGATAGAGCATTCATGGATAAAAAAGGAAATAAATTAGAAATTGAGGAATTAGCATCTATGGAAACAGCCAGCTTAGATGAACAAGATATGCACATTGTTATAGCTGGTATTGTGTACAAGAACAGATTCCCTGATTTGGCAAAGGAAGTTGCTGAGGGTAAGTGGTCTGTAAGTATGGAAACATATTTCGGAGATTATGATATTAAGGTTGGAGATTTAATATTACCTCGCAAGGAGGCAGAAGCATTAGGTTTAGCAACAGAAGAAGATAATATTTTTGGTAAATTAGCTAAGGTTATAAAAAACAAAGTTGAAATAGCCGCTGGAAAATTAGATAGAGTTTTACGTGGTATAAATTTTTCTGGTTGCGGGTTTGTACAAAACCCAGCTAATCCACCATCAGTTGTATTGGAAACTGCTGCTGATAAAGGAAACAAGAATGATGTTGATGCGAAACCAATTATTCTTAATTATGATTTGTTAGAGGAAGAGGATGATAATAATGTAACCTCTAATAATACAGAGGTAACTTCTTCTGAAGAAGCAGAACTTCAATATAATGATACAATTGGTATTTGCGTTAGTTTCAAAAAGGAAATTTATGATACCACTTTTAAAGGCACTTTAAGTAAAGTGGTTCATACAGATTGGTGCACGTTGTATGATAGGCCGTGCACTTCTTTTTCGAGGGACACTACAGATCCTGATTGTCTAAGGAATAAGGTTCGGTATGTCGCCACTAGTTGCGTAGAGGACTATATGGAAAAGAGAGCCGGTGAAGATAGAAGAAAAGAATTGTTAGCTAGTTTGAAAAAGTTGCTTTAAAAGCTGATTGCTACGAGTCAGTTAAAATAATAATCGTAAAGAGGAGGATTTGATATGCCACAATTAGGACAAGCCCAAACAGGGTTACTTAGAAGTACTCCAAAATTAACTAGAATTAATGGTGATGATAATTTAAAAGTTATTTGGAGAAACATGGGTAATAATCATGCTTATCCATTTTTCTGGGGCGACTCTTTTACAGTCGCATCAGGTGTTACAGAAATCACATTAGCTAGTGGTGTTAAATTTCATGGTTTTGATTTAGCTACATATGGAAACGTTACAGCTACACCGTGTTGGAATGCTGGTGCTTTCTATATTACGAAAGATACCACAGCTAATACTATTAAATTCACCTGTGCTACTGCTGGAGCGAATGATGGTTCATCTAAAGTAGATGTAAAATTTGCTCTTGGTGTAGACCCAGTTATTGAAGGCATTTATTGCAGCACTTGGAGTGCAAGCAATATTAAAGCTGATTTACCATAATTTTAAGTAGTAAAAAAGTTTGATTATATTTTTGTTGTGGAAGAGGAAAAGATGTGTTACAAGCCCACTAATAAAATGGGCAATTCAGGTTGGTTATTTGAAAATATATAGATACTATATAAAGCAAAAATATATAGGAGGTATTATTAGATGGATGAAAAATTAAGGAAAGATGTTAAAGCTGTAGTGGCTGAGATTTTTTCCGAAAAAGAAGAGGAAGAGATTCGTAAACAGACGGAGGATGCTCTTAGTCAATCTGCTAACGCGATTGAGGAACTAACACAAGAACTAGAGACTAAGAACACTGAGTTTGATGAATTGAAATCCCAACTTTCTGAATCTGAAGAAAAAGCTGAAGGGTTCAACACTGAGCTTGAGGCGGCTAAAGGGGAACTTGAAGGCGTGAAAGAAAAACTTACAGAAGCAGAAAATGCATTGGAAGAAATGAAGAAAGATAAAGCTACTGAACTTAGAATGTCTGAGCTTGAGGAAGCTGGTGTTGTATCTGATAAAGAAAAACAAGCGGCTAAGGTTAGAGAGATGTCAGATGAGGATTTTGAAATTTATAAATCAGAACTGAGCACTCTTAGAGCATCTATTCTGGCAGAACTAGAGAAAACAAAAGAGGAATCTGAGCCAGAGGAGAAAGCCGAAGTTGAAGAAAAATCAGAAGAATCAGAAGAATCCGAAGAAGCCGAGGAAAAAGAAGAGAAAGTTGAAGAAGAAGCTGCTAAAGATCCGAAAGAAGAGGAAGTTGAAGAGAAAGAAGAGGCTAAAGAGGAAGAAACTGAAGATGTAGAACCAGCTCAGATTGATCCAAAACACGCCATATCAGCTGCATTGAATTTTGAAGTTTATCCTACTGAGGATATGAAGGATAAATATTTAAAGATGGGTCAAGCTATGGCGAGTTTAATGGTTGATAAAGAGGATTAAGAAATAAAAGAGAATGATTAAGGAGGAAAAAGGATATGTTTATACCTAGACATCCTGTTGTAGAAAATCAATTCTGCAGTTATGCAGCTCAAACTAGCACCACAACTGGTGTTGGTGGTGTGCTTTGCTACGCAGGCGCAGTTTTATATTTAGATGCTAGTGCTACTAATCAGGAAGCGATTGTGAAACGTTATGACACTTTTGCTGCTGAACCTACAAATGCTGACGAGAGAGTTCCTTTTGGTTTCTCTATGCAGAAGGTTAAAACTGGATACCATCAGGTACATCCAGCTGGTTTTATGATGCCAGGCGACCTTGGTTCAAGTGATGTTATTGCGCAACCTTCGTACTCTAGTGGTGCTATCAATGGTACTAAAGAAGCACCTGTCGGTGTTGCTCATCTTGGTATCTGGGATACAGTTCATTATACAACAGATTTCACTGGTGATCATACAGCCGGTGCAGCTGTTTGTGCTGCTGTTACACCTGGAGATTTTTTCCGTGTTGCTGCTAATTTAGAGTCTATGATTACGACAAGTACTACAGATGCAGATAATGCTGATGTAGATGGTCAGGTTTTACCTAACGTTACAACTAACGTAGCAAGATGCGTGAAAGGTGTGAGCGCTGCTAAATGTAGTGCTAATATGAATAACACTACACTGTATCCGATTAGAATTAAACTTTTAGTATAAATAAGTGAATTATGGATTAAGGCACGATTATAGTGCTTCCAAAATTAAAGATAATAGGAGGAGTTGTTATTATGGAAAGACAAGAAATGATGGAGCTTTTTAAGGCCACTGCTGAAATTCAAACACCTGAGGGTTTGGCTGCTTATAGAGCTTTTGCGGCTGCATTAACAACTCCAATTTTGCAGAAAATTGAATTAGAATCAATTATGCGTCAATTATTTGCGGTTGAAAGACTAGGACCAGGAGCACAAGCTGTGTATCCAATTGCTGAAGATTTTGAAATTCCAGTATGGGTACTTCCTGGGCTTGGTTACGTCGCTCAGAACTTCATCGAGGGTATCGGAGAAGAGGTATATGTTCCTACGTTTACCATTGATGCATCTGCGGATTGGAAAATTACTTATGCTAGAGATTCTCGTATAGATATTCCACAGAGAGCAGCAGCTAGAGCCGCCAAAGATTTAGCTAATTATGAAGAAGAATGTGGTTGGAGAGTTATTATGCCAGCTGCTACTTCAGCTTTCTCAGGCAAAGGTTTGTTAGGTTCAAGACCTGCTCCTATCTATGAGATTAATCCAACTGGTACTGGTGCTGGTTATCTTTCTAAGGAACTGATCAATAAAATGATGGTTGGTTTTAAGAGAACTGGTAGGACACTTACAGATTTGTATGTATCCCCTGAAGATGCTGCTGATATTCGTGAGTGGACTGATACGGATATTGATCCTGTAACCAGACGTGAGATTTTCCAAGCGGCCGGTATGGGTAAGATTTGGAATGTAACTCTCCATGAGGTGCAACATTTAGGTGCTACTGGTATGTATAATATTAATGGTAGTACATCATCTTATGGAAAATTTTTAGCTGACGGTGCGAATGCATATAATAATTATACTTTAGATAATCCTAATGTGACAGCTGCTGATGGAACTGTCAGTACATTAGGCGAAACTCAAATTTTGGGTTTTGATCTTAGTGTAAATGATTCTCTCGTCATGCCTATTAGAAAAGACTATGAGGCTTATGACGATCCGACTTTACTTAGAGTCCAAAAACAAGGCTTTTTTGGTTGGGCCGAGATAGGATTTGCTTGTTTGGACAGCAGAATGCTTGGAATGGGAGTCATTGATAGAAGCTTATAAAATTAGTTTTTATTAATACAACAAACATCTTGTGCCGTTTCGGCGGCACAAGATAGTATTATGAGGTTGTATGTTAAACAAATTATTAATTATTTTATTTGCAATTATACTCACCGAAGCTATAACTCAGGTTATAACAAAATCTGAACTTTTTAAACCTATCAGAAAATTCTTTTTTGATAGGAGAAATAATAAGTTTTGTAGTTATATGCACGACCTACTTGACTGTGGGTATTGTGTGTCTGTATGGGTTGGATGGTTTGTAGTAATTGCTTTTTTGTATATAAACAGCGTTGTTATTAATGTGTTTTTTGTAGGATTGGTTTTACACAGATTATCCAACATTTTACATTTTATAATTGATAGAATTAATAGGGATGATTTATCTTAAGGACAAGGGTTTTAAATAAAAAAGAGAAGGAGAACGAACAATGAAAGGAAGCGTTGTAAATACATCTGCCATGTGGATGCATGCTATGAAAAGGGCTGTTGCGCCCGGAGCAAGAATTCCACTAGATGAGTTGTATGATCAGTATGGAAAGAAACATGATTTACCAAAAGGTGATCCTTTTATTGCATGGTTAAAAGATGTAAAATTAAGGGATAACCCGAATTGGAAAATTGTTTTAAATGATAAAGAAGAAAAGAAAGAAGAAAAAGAAGTTGTAAACGTTGCTAAAACTGAAAGATTAGATTTAACCAACGTTAATCCTAAAAAGATGGCAGTAGATGAGGTTGTTGCTTTATCTGTAAGGCAGGCTAGAGATATACTTCCTAAAGTATCGGATGTTAAACTTCTTAAGTATGCTTTACAAGAAGCTGCTCCTAGATCTGGTAAGGATACTTTGTGCCAACTTCTTAGGAAAAGAATTAGAGAATTAGAAACAATAAGGAGGTAAGTTTTTTGTACCTCCTAGGTTTACGATAAAAAATTAGGAGGTAACATCCTATGTCAAGAAGTTTTTTAGACCAATTAGTTCAGATTAGACGTTCTGGCACTTATGATGATAGTGTTTCTGGTGTAAATAATTCTAATATAGCAGAACCTACAGTATCTGGTTCTTTGCAAGAAGATTTAAATGTCATCAGAACATTAATGAAGGATGTTAAGGGGACGTCTTATTGGTACAGTGATTTAGGAAGTTATTTTGATCCAACTAATACGGATGCTGGAGATGCGGCTAATAAAACTTTAAGTTTAGACAACATTTCTGGTAATACGTTGGATTCAAAAACTGTTATAATTGCTGTTACTGATAATAATAGTGGTTCTTATTATACAGTATCAGGTACTTCTCAAGGTATATTATTCTATCCCACATCTTTAATGTATGCAGATCCTGCAGATAGACGAGGATTGCCTATCTTTGAAAGTACTACTAATAGTGGTACTTACTATGATGAAGGTGGATCGGATAATGTATGTCGTATAGACGTTATTGATGCTGATACCGAAGCAGAAATGCAAGATGGTTCTGGTTACACCATTTATGCTAAATTCCATGATGGTGCTGATCAAGGCGGATCTGGTGAAAATACGGATGTTTATGCTAAATTCTATGCGAATGGTGCGGAATGTGATTTATCAACAGTTTCACCTACGCCTAGCAGCGTTTATTTTATTTATCCATATCGTAGAAGAATGTCAGATATGGCTGAATATGAGTGGTTAAGAACTGACTTCGTCAGCTCTTGGGAAGGTGATATTGAATTAATTGAGGATATAAGTAATCTTTGGAGTTTCACTGGTGCAAGTGATAATACCACAGATCCTACCTGGACCAACACCGCTGCTAATTATTTATTAGATGGTAATCCTGATGATTTAACTGAAGCCATTAATGATATAAATGATGGTGTTGGTAATTTAACTTACACATCTACATATTTATCAAGCGGACAGACTGTTACAGCATCTTTGAATGCTTTAGGCCTTGGAATCGAGAGTAATGATAGTGATATTACTAGTATTAATAGTAGTATTTCTTCTATCAACAGTTCATTAAGTTCATTACAATCTCAGATTTCATCTAATGATTCAGATATAGCTGCTAACGCTGCTGACATCGATGATTTAGAAGCTGCTGCTGGTACCTCAACAGGTCTAGCTGGATTAGTGTATAGTTCAACAAACTATGTAACTAATGGTACTTCATTAGAAACAGCTATTGGCGCGTTGGATGCTGCTATCGGCGGGACATCTGGTGTTAAATATGTGGAAACTACAGCTGGTGCCATCACTGCTAATGTGGAACACGGTTTACCATATAGCATTACATACACACCTGATGCCACAGCCGGCCAAGAAGGTAATAATATGGACGTTTATCTTAGTGGTCAGTTACTAGCTGCAGATACCGGTGCTGCTGGAGCTAATGCTGATAGAGACTACGGAGAGACAACTACTTCAGGTATTACATTTAGATTTGATATACCTGCTGGAAGAAACATAACTTATGTTGTTAGACAGTAATAAAAAACTAGTAAAGGAAAAATACTATGGCTAATTACGATATGTTAACTGTAAGTGGATCTGTGCCTAGTACTGGGTTGGTTAGATTAGCTAATTCCAGTAATGCTACTTGGACGGTCCACCATAGAGAAATACCAGTCGGATTAGCAGCTCCTTCGGATCTTACATATACCGAATATAAATTATGGGGCTACGGTAGTTATCCTAATGAGGGCTCAGCTAGCTGGCAATCACTACCTGCTAGTGGTACTGTCAACATCACGATAGACGATGAAGCAGGTCTTCAAGTTATTTCAGCCAGGTTTAGAGATGCAGGTGAAACTGAATCCTCAGTTGTTACTGCTAGCGGCGTAATTTATGAATGGTCAGAACCTTCGAAGTCAGGCGGACTTTCTTGGGTTAGTTTAACCGATGAAGGCGATCAAAGTGCTATTCTAAGATCCGCTGCTAATAATATAGATATAACTTTTGATAAAAACAATTTAGATCTTTTAAAATTTCATAACAGAGATTTTTCAGGTTTAACTGTTGTTAGTGATAAAATAACAGTCACATCTGGTAGTCAGATTTACAAAGTTCTTGATCTTGATTATAATTCAGATGGTTATGCATCGATTAAGAAAACTTTTTCAACTGATGCTACACCATTCATTACAGTAGATATAGGTGATGGTCATAAAACACTTACTACCTACAGTGGTGCTATAAAATCAGATGTTACTGGTGGTTATTTAGATAGAATTGATAATTATTCTTTTAGCTCACCAGATCCAGAATGGGGAACTTATTTTGATAATACATATTGGGAACCTACAACCAATCCAGCATGGCCTTATGCTAAAGGTTCTTGGGATGGAGAAAAGTGGGTTGCGGAATTAGATACTAATTTAGCTCCGGGATGGTATTATTTAGCTTTAGTACCTGTTTCAGGTACATCATGGGCCGACGATTTTAGGCCTACTAAAATAAGAACAACTATTTCTGGCGGTGTTGCTGGTCAAATTAATTTATATGAAGTATATTCAGCTACTGATGCTGGAGGAAGCCCTACTATTGTTGATGTAAGTGATTATACTTCTTTAGATGAAGAAACAATGAGTTGGACTGCTGGACAAGATGTAGCATTGCTTTTAATGACTTCTAATGGTAATGCATTTAGCGTGACTAATAATGAATTTTATTATACACCGAGTGATAAAGAATTAACTTTTGATGTTTATAAATTTTCACAGTATGGGTTTGCTACTATAAATGCGCTATTTTTCACTACAGACTCTGTAACCGCTGGTTATAATGGTACTTCTATAGCTTTAAAAGTTCAAGTGCTTGATACCAACGGTGAAGGGGTTGAAAATGCTCCGGTAACTTTTTCCGGAACTGGTGATGATATTGGTGATTTTAGTGCCAATCCTGTTTATACTGATGGAGATGGTATAGCTACGGCTACACTTAATTTAGATACTTTAGGAACAGCTACTTATGATGCCTCATGTGATGGTATTCATACTTTAACCGATCAAGTGACTTATTGTTATGATTACACTGCCGGTGTAAGAAGTATATTGAACCAATACACTCAGATAAAAGAGTCGGAAACTTTCGATGATAGTGTATCTGGCGTAAATAATTCAAATGTAGCAGAACCTACTGTGTCAGGTTGTTTAAATGATGATTTGAATGTGGTTAGAAGTATTAAGAAACAAATAAAAGGTACATCTTATTGGTATAGCGATTTAGGTAATTATTTCGATCCTACCGATACTGATGCTGGCGATGCGGCTAATAAAGATCTAAATTTAAGTAATATTTCTGGAAACACTTTAGATTCTAAAACCATTATATTAGCTGTTGAAGCCGATAATTCTGGTTCAGGGTTTTCAATTTCCACGAATGATACAGGATTTGTATATAGCACTGGTTTATCTTATGCTACACCTACTAATAGATTAGGTCTACCTATTTTTGCTAGCACCACTAATAGTGGTAGTTATTATGACGAGGGTGGAGCAGATAATGTGTGCGTAATAGATTTGATAGATTCTTCATCCGGCGTGGAGTTTGAAGATGGTTCTGGTAATTTAATTTATGCCAAGTTCCATGATGGGGCTGATGCTCCCACAGGTTCCGGAGTAGGAACTGATGTGTGGGTTAAGTTCTATGCTAATGATGCTCCTTACACATGGACAGCAGATGATCCTAGCTTAATTTCTATGATTTTCCCATATAGACGAAGATTGTCTGATATGGAAGAATATAATTGGTCAAGAACAGATTTTGTTAATGGTTTTGAGGGGGATGCTAATTATATAGATGATGTAGAAAATTTATGGAGTTTTACTGGCGCATCTAACGGCGTTTTAGATCCTACCTGGACTAATACATCAGGTTATTATCCATTAGATGGTGATCCTGATGATTTGATGGAAGCTATTAATGATATAAACGATATTGTTGGAAATTTAACTTATACATCCACCTATATAGTTAGTGGTGAAACTGTCACAGCGTCATTGAATAAACTAGGTCTCGGTATAGAGTCTAATGATAGTGATATTACAACTATTAATGGTCAGATTTCTTCTATTAATAGTTCATTAAGCTCATTACAAACTCAGATTTGGTCTAATGATAGTGATATTGCTACCAATGCTAGTGGTATTGATAATTTAGAGGCTGCTATAGGTTCAGATACAGGTCTTGCTGGATTAATTTATAGCTCTAATAACGCTGTAACTGATAATACTTCTATAGAAACTGCTATTGGTGCATTGGATGCAGCAGTTACTGGTTCTTCTGGCCAGAAATATATTGAAGAATTAGTTTCAGATATTACTACTGGTGTGGAACATGCTACGCCGATTTCATATACACCTAATTCCACAGCTGGTCAGGAAGGTATTAATATGGATGTGTGGTTAAATGGTCAATTATTAGCTGCTAGTACGGGGGCTAATGGTGTTAACGCTGATAGAGACTATTCAGAAACTACTACATCTGGAATAACTTTTACGTTTGATATATCAAGCGGAGAAACCTTGATGTATGTTATAAGGCAATAATAAGGAGGAAAAATTATGTCAACTTACACTCCACCTGCAGGTGATGCGGTGAATTTCACTTTTTCTGGAGACTATACAGCTCCTGATGGAGACGCGGTAAATTTTGCTTTTGGGTTAATTGCCACAGTAGTTTCTAGTTTTTCTATGAGTGATGTTTATGATGAGGACGGGTTCAATCAAATGGTAGTAAGATTTACCAGTGATATTGATGGAACTTATAGAATAGAAATGGGAGGAACTGGCGTTAATACTGGTGATTTATTAGCTTCCGGAGCTTGTATAGGTGATTTAGAAGTGGAAAATACTATAACCGTAACCCAGATAAAAGCTGCTACCAGCTATTCTGGATACGGAGAATATAGGCTTAACATTTATGTTAAGAGTACAGATGATATATGGACATTTTATGAATAATTAAAGAATTAGGAGGAAAAGGTTAATGTTAAAAGATAGAGCGGAAAGAAATAGATTAAGACAAGTTATAATGGCAGCTGAGAAAAAGAAAGTTGTGTCACAGGAAGAGATTGGGTTTATAGTTACATTAATTGAGCGTTTCAGGGTTGACCTGGATAAAAAAGTAAAACAAATGAGTGTTTTGCAGGGTGAAATTACTCAATTAAAATATAATGAACAAGTAATTATGACTTTAATCGAGAATATGATTTCAGCTGCTGAGAGAGCTTTAGAAAGACAAGAAAGATTTGATAAAATGAAAAATGAATCTGTTGAAGAAGAGATTCTTGATCAGACAGATATTGTGAGTACAGAAGAGGTTGAAGAGGAAAGTGAGTAGTACTTTTGTTGATTAGATGGATAAGGATAAGGTAATATTGAGATTTTATTAACTAAACTATAAAATAGGACGGGTAATTATGGTCAAGCATTACACTGCGAACACAGCAATGAGCAAAATAAAAAATTGCGCCACAGCTGTGTTCTCAGTGTGCTTGGCTTTTTTTGTGCTTAATTTAGGAGATTAAATAGTATGATTATATTGCGCAAAATACAAACTATAGCACCATCAACAGCTGAATGTGTGGGTATAGCTGAAGAGTTACTTGGTACTATAGATAGTAATAATCAAATATTTAATACACAAAACGATTATGAAAGTGGGACTGTGAGTGTTTTGTATAATGGTCAGGCCCTTCACGCCCCAGATGATTTTACTGAGGATGGGGGCACCCAAATAACTTTCATATATATAGCACCAAGACCGGATGATGTTTTAAGGGTGTCCTACAAATATGCATCTTGTAGCGGGACATTATCTTCAGCGGAAAAGGGCAAGCAAAACATAGCAAATGGAGTAGATCAACAATTTATAAGTTTTAGCAGTGTTTTTTCTAGTACTAATTACGTTTTAACAACGAATTTAACTAATATAGTAGATTCAACGCCTTCTGTATTTCCTTATATAGTGGGATCTAAATCAACAAATGGTTTCACTGTATATTTTCAAGGAGAAATAGATTCAAGTAATTATGTTTTAGAATGGATTGCTATGGAATTATAATAATATAGGAGGATAAAAAGTAAAATGGCAAAGTTTTGTGGTAAGAGTTTAAAACTAGGCACTAATGAATCCGTTTATTTTGGCGACAGCGATCAAGCTAGATTGTGGTTTGATGGTGCTGAATTTAATGTAAATCACACTATAAGCGGTGTAGCTGCCACTGCTGGATACCATTTGATAAGAAAAGACCAAGTAGATGATGCTATATCTACAGTTACTGGTACTATTATAACCGACCACGGACAATTAACAGGCCGAGATGATGATGATCATACCCAATATATTCTAGTAAATGGAAATAGGGCATTTACTGGTACAGTGGGTGGTATTACACCTACAGCTGATGCTCATCTTACGACTAAAGCTTATGTTGATTCTTTAATCAACGG